TGATATCTTGGAAACTTTGTTGATGAATATTACTTTTCAGGGAGCGTTCAGTACGATGCCTCCTAAATTAGTGATGCGTAAATTTGAGATGACAATTATTCGTCCTATGTGCTTGGTACATGAAGCGGATTTAATTGAAATGGCACGTATCCTCGGTTTTCGTAAACAGATCAAAAATTGTCCTTATGAAAGTTTGTCGAATCGTTCAAATATGAAAGATGTTTTATATTCTCTAGAAAAAATGAATCCTGAAGCACGGTATAGTTTGTGGAGAAGCATGACAAATATTCAGGAAGAACTGTTACCTGGGATTGAATAACAATGATTTATAGTTTTATATCACTGTTTATCTGTATCTTGTTTTTTTATAATAGTCTGTTATAAGAGGTTATTTCGGGTTATTTATTTATATTTGTGTGCAACTTATGTGCAACTTAAATATAAATATTATGGCAGTATTATCAATTTACTTGGATACGAGGAAGAAAAACTCGTCTGATGTATATCCTGTTAAGTTCAGAATATATCATAATAAGGCTTTTTTTATATCGTCAGGAATGTATTCAAATGTTAATACATGGGATAATGGTGAGTATGGGAAAAAAGAACCCAACTATAAAGTGAAGAATATGGCACTCCGTAGCAAATATAATCTCCTAGAATCAGAATTGCTGTTGCTGGGGGGTAAACTGAAAGGTATGTCCGACAAGCAGCTTAAAGAACACCTTTCTAATATTATTTCATTAAAGCCTGTTACTTCATGTGACTTTTTACATTATTATGACGAATATATCTCGTTGAAGGATAAGAAGAGCACTAAGGATAATTATATAAATACACGGAAACTGATAGTTGAATTTGATGACGCTCCTACCTTTGAGACAATAGACCGAAAGTGGCTGACATCTTTTAACCAGTTCTTGGTGGATAAAGGATATATGACTAATTATATAGGCACACATTTAAAAAACATCAGGGCTGTCTTTAATTATGCTATTGATGAAGAAGTGACAACTCTTTATCCATTCAGGAAGTTTAAAATCAAGAGGGAACAAACGAGGAAGCGGAGTTTGACGATTGATGAATTGAAATTGTTGAAAAATTATCCATGTGAAGAATATTTGGAGTTTTACCGTGATATCTTTATGCTTATATTTTACTTAATAGGCATCAACCTTGAGGATTTGCTTTTTCTCACTAAAGATAATCTGATGAATGGGCGTATTGAATATTACAGGCACAAAACAGGAAAATTGTTTTCTATAAAAGTGGAGCCAGAGGCACAATCTATACTGGATAAATATAAAGGTGATAGATACTTGCTTAATATTATGGATAACCGTAGTAATTATACTAGTTTTACTACTAGCATTGACAGAGCATTGAAACAAATAGGTGAGGTCTCTATTTTGAAAAGGGGGAAAAAGATCAGAAATCCTCTTTTCCCAAAATTGTCCACATATTGGGCAAGGCATTCATGGGCTACATTGGCAGCGGAACTTGATATACCTAAAGAAACTATATCTGCCGGTTTAGGACATGAGATTGGTTCTGATGTTACTAGTATCTATATCAAATTCGATCAGAAGAAGGTGGATGATGCCAATAGGAGAGTGATTGACTATCTGTTTGGAAAAGAAAAAGCCGGGGAATGATGCCCGGCTTATATCGTTGGTTTAGAACCGCCACTTATTTTGGTTATAGCGTCATGCTCTGTGTTTTTTCTTTGTTTCTCATCCTCGTCTTTGAGATACTTGTTCCTTATATCTTTGATGTCGTTTGTCATTCCCCATACTTTGAAGAAGAGAATAATTTGTAATACTCCGAATATTAGGAGTATGATGGTTAGAAAGTCAATCATAATCTTGTGTGTCTAATTTGTTATTTTAGCCATTTTGCAACTCCACCATGATGTGAGCATGTTCCTCTACGGCTTTTGCTAAAACTATATGTTCCATCTCTACATAAAGCTGTTGCTCCAGGAGGCGCGGAATTATAATAAGTTGGAGATTGTACTCGTTCTCCCTTTGAATTTGTATAATATTTAACAGATGTACTGTTATTGTATGTAGTAGTACATTCAATTTTTTCTTTTGAAAGGTATTTTGTCGAAACATATCCTATGTATCCATTATAGTTTACCGGAATCCATTTACATTCACAGTCTTCATCTATGGTAACTTGAGTGCCTTTAGGTATTTGAGTAATAATAGCAGAGGTTGTATTAGGAGCTTCTCTCAAATTTAGATTTGCCATAACATATCTTATAGTATCTTGCTGAATGGAAAGTTGAGCATTTAACAAGCAAGAAAATAAAAAAGAAAAAAATAGTATTATTCCTCTTTTCATAATTTCAAATATTTAGTTTGTTCTTTAATTCGTTGAAAGTATCTGGATTCTCAAAATCTCCCCAACAGTATTTCTTGTATCTGTCCCGGTCGAAGCTGTCTTTTTTCTCATAAACAATCAGGTAATCCTTATCACATAAAACAATCACAGAAGAATTAAGTAATCGGGCGTATGAGCGCGCTTGCAAATATGCTTCTTCTCTTTCCTTGTTATTCCTCATACACAGCTTGGCTTCAATCAACACTTTTGCCCTTTCCTCATTTGGTTTATTGCCATAATGTAACGCATAATCTGGGAATATCCTATGTCCTCTCCCTGCTTGGATTGGTAACTGCCGGATGAAGTCTTTGTTTTCATACCATCCCATAGAGTTAAGCAATGGTTCCAGCAATTGCTGTTCTACATCATGTTCGTACTCTATAATTACGTCTTTGGGCAAGGTTGGGGCATACAATTTTGGCAAAACCTCTATATCAAATCCTTTTGTTTTTATCATCCGAAGTAACTCTGAATAGTTCTCACTGTTAACCGACCAACCATTTACTCCCTGAAAGTTTTTTCTAACAAGTGGGTGTTTGAAAAAATATTCATCAGTTTGTAGTTCTTTCAAAGTAATGTGAGGAATATTTATTCTATTCCCAATATAGATACACCCGTAGTATCGGAATAGAGGGTCTATTACGCCATCCGTAAGCGATATCTCTATGCAAGTGATTGCACTGATTGGGGACGTTTCGTAATGAACAAGAATATCCCCTTTCTTTGTTTCGGGGCTTGACTGCCAGAATTTCGATTCTAAGGATTTATCTTCTTGGTATAACCTGCCGCCAATGAACCAGACTTGTGACGGTTTGGGCATGTCTATTTTCTCGCTTGGGAGATTATTGGGTGCGAAGTCGTATAGGAAAGACCATAGATCTGCTGGAGATAGTCCATTTTCTTTTCTGAACAAATAAAACACCTCGCAAAGTTCCCAATAATACATGCACCTTCCTTTGTAATCAGTTCTTTTGGGAATATTGGGGAGGTCTATGTTAAAGAAATCCGCTATTTTATTCAGCTCGAATATTCGGCAAAGGAACAGGTACGGGAAGAAATATTCTGGGGCGAACTGTGATAAGACATAGGACATCGGCTGGATAATCCCAAGCATATTCTTGAAGTCGTTAGCAGGAAGCCATTGTTGCCCTTCTACCCTTATGCCTAATGTGATAAGTGAAATGTATAAATCTTTTGCTTCTTCCAATGAGCTGGGATGGTCATAATCTGATACACCGTAGCAATATATATTCTCCAACCAATCGTTATATAAATCTTCTGGTATGAAATTAGCGTACGGACAATAATCCTTGAATAAAACATATCCTCCCGCATCGGAAAAGTATTTTATCATCTCTATTCCGATTGTGGTCTGTTTATATAGGTCCCATGTGTATTGGTTGAAACTCATGGCGTTTATTTCATCGTATTCATCCTAATGCTTAGTTTTACTAAAGCTAGTGCCTTAACTGATGCCAAAGGAAAATCTTTGGGTTGATGGTGCTGATTGTAACTTACCAACTTAATCCAATCACCTCCTTTTTCAGATTGATTTATGTATTTTACAGTTAGATATTCTTCACCTTCTACATCTATTGAAACCAAATACATTTCCCCATAAAAAATGTGTTGGATTTCTACGGGAACTTCTTTATAAGCTATAATATCTCCCGATTTCAATAAAGGATACATAGAATCTCCTTTGACATATACAGCACCGTCACATTTCGGTATGTTGGGGATACTTATCTTTCCTAGTATGTTTTGGTCTTTGTTCACCAAAAGAGATTTCAAATTTGCGGCAGCCTCAATGTCATATAGATTAATTATGCCTTCTTCATCTATCCTTTCTATATATTTAGGCTTATTGATAATCGTAACATCTCCTAGTTCAATCTCATCAGCCATTGCCTGTTGGACAAGATCGCCTAGAGACATATCCAAGGCTTTAGATATGATTATCAATTCTGATAGTCTTCTTTTAGATAAATCATCATATCTACCTATATTGGTAGATTCTATGCCTAACGCATCAGCTATTACTTTATTTGTAACACCTTGATTTCTAATTATTTGTCTTAATGTTATCATTTTAGATTAATCAAATTAGATATTATTAACACAAATAATAATCAAAAATGATATACTATATCAAAATTGATAGTATATTTGCATTATCAAATTAAACTGATACAAAGAAACGAAGATTAATTCAGATTTCAAATAGTATAAACATATTAAAATACACGATTATGAGAACAAGAGAATTTTTACACGAAGTAATGAGCCTTGCTTGGCAGTTCGTTAAGCGTAATGGCTACACCATGAGCGAAGCAATGAAGGTCGCTTGGGCTAACTTGAAGTTGAAAGGTGAGATGAAAAAGAAGATAGTGAAGTTCTACTTCAAAAAAGTGGACGGTTCCGTTCGTGAGGCATACGGTACACTAAATGAAAAGCTGATGCCTGCCATCACTGGTACTGACAACAGAAAAAAGAATGATACCGTTCAGACTTACTATGATACTGAACGCCAAGAATTCAGATGCTTCAAAAAAGCTAATCTGATGTCAATCGCATAAAAGATATGGATATGAATGCTTACACGATTAACCAGCAGTTGGATAGCCTTTATAAAGATTTAGAGGCTGCCCATAACAATGATGAAGAGGCTGTCTGCCTGATGTTCAATGCTGATAGCAAAAAAGAAGCTATCCAGTTGATAACGGATGAGATAGACAGTTTGGAAGATGCCTTAAAAGGTTTTGAAACTTGTGAAGATGATGGTATGGACTACGATGCTCTATGCCGGGTACAAGGTATCAGCCGATACGCATAATACACGATTATGCAACGCACGACAGCCCTACAGACGGATTGAACGGCAACCGATAGCGAGAATCGGGTAGGGTACTATTGATTAGTTCTTTGAAATTCTGTAAAAGCAATTACGGTGTAATTCATAAGCCGTTTTTGCCAACCAAAGATAACAAACGCACATAAGCAAGTTGGAGCTTGTGAGCTGTGCAATGTTTAACAATTAATAGATGTGTAACCATAGTCACTGAGGTGTAAGTAATGACGGATTTGGCGACCGACACGCACATCGAAACATATAGCTAACAGAAAGGCGTGATGCTTGGAATCGAATTCCTCTGTTAGCACTAATTTAAAATATTATGGAAGAGATTTGGAAAGATATATTAGGTTATGAAGGCATATATCAAGTTTCAAATTTAGGACGTATAAGAAGTGTTGACAGAGTTGTATTATATTCATCTGGAAAGAAGGTTTTTATGCGTGGGAATAACTTGAAATTGAGATATAACAATTCAGGGTATTTATATGTGGTTTTGAGCAAGAATCAGACGAAATCTTTCTTCTTGGTTCATAGGTTAGTTGCAAACGCATTTATTTCAAACATAAGTAACAAATCAGAAATTGACCATATAAATGCTGTTCGTGATGATAATCGGGTGTGTAATTTGAGATGGGTTACAAAAATAGAAAATAGGAATAATATTCACACCAAAATTGCGAACAAAGAAGCTAATAAATTAGCAAATAGAAGTGTTGGACTTCTTGAAAAGAAAGTCGTGCAAATGGACTTAGAAGAAACTACCATAAGAGTATTTAATAGCCTTCATTCTATTGAAAAAGAATTAGGTTATAGCAGAGCTAATATTGCAAGATGTTGTAAAGGGGAAAAGAAAACGTGTTATGGATTCAAATGGAAGTTTTTATAATGAATATAGTTAGGCGTCTGTACTATCTTCGACAATATAGCCTGTACAGAACTGAAATACGGTTCTACTATTCGATTAGGGTACAGGCACTTATTTAAATTTATACGATTATGAAAACAATCCAATTCATTTTATCCATATTGGTTAGTATATGCGCTGCCGGTATGCTTTACGGGGCTATCACTACTTACAGTCCTATGAAAATATTCTCTGTCACTATAATGGGTGTTATATGTGCCGGATGTGCTTTTCTAATAAGAATCTCTTATAAAGAGTTGAAATAAATGACAAATTGTAATACCGCTAAAAGGTAGACCTCAAATCCGGCACAAGGCGCATGGGTATGAGTACACAATAACCTTGTAAACCAGCCGGGCGGTAATTTATGAAGTAGCATTGTTGGAATGCGTGTAAGCAATTAATTGTTGGTATTAACTCATATTCTGATTTCTATATTCATCTGGCTTACAAGAAGTAGGTTCGACTCCTACCTTTTTAACGATGTTTTAAACTTATACGATTATGACAGTGGAAGAATTAAGAGGCATGACGCATGAAGATTTAGTAAGGCGTGTGCAAGAACTGGAAGAGGCTAACGAAAAATTAGCTGAAGAGAAAAAAACATGGTATAAATCTTGGAGTGATTTGCAACAGAAGTTTGATCATTTCAAGAATGCGGTTAAAAGCATTGTTCTGATAATAGATTAGATATTCGTGTTTTATTTTGATGTTTGTACTGGGTGTGCCGTCCGTGAGGATAGTGCACCTTTTTTAATCGGATGGTTAGCTTATCGGTTAGAGCTTCGTGCTGTGCAACCAATTGGCACGATTGAGAGGGGTTCGATTCCCTTACCATCCACGAATCATTAATTAAATTTTATTCTTATGGCAAAAGAACTGAAAGAAAGAACAGAAATCAAGAAAAAGCTGAAAAAGAAAAATGACAGAATCAGCTTTGACTTTAGCGACAAGCTTGCCGGACAGCTTCGCAGGTGTACCGCTGATCTTAATAGGTTGGCAAGGATTGACCGGATAATAGACAAGGAGCAAACGTTGTATTCGGTGGACACTAACAGGGAAGCCGGATATATTGAGGTTATCCGCAATTATTAATCAGCCGACTTACACGATTATGAGGAGAGTTTTTAATGAACTTACACCTGAATGCGAGATTACGGCACGAATGTATGCACAAGGGTATGAGAAGAAGGAGATAGCCGATTTGAAATGCAGGGCTGTGAGCACAATAAACAACCAGTTGCAGAAGGCTTTCGAGATTCTTCATGTAAGAAATGGAAGAGAACTGGCGACCATGCTATATGAGCGTTTGGCTGGCATGAAATTCACTATGGATTTCCCACCAATAGCCCGTTCTGTTATCGCCTGTTGTTTATTATGTGTGTTTTCAATTACGTTTTATCAGGATTTCCATTCGGATATGCGTAGGGCAAAACGGATTAGAGAAGAGAAAATAGAATTTCTGAAAGATATGATATGAAAAGAGGAAAGGTTGAATCCGTACAGAAACTTTGGCTTAATAAGGATGAAACGATGGCTTATTTGGGGTGTAGCGTTGATTACCTTGATAAACTTAGGAATAACGCCCAGGTTTCATTTGCCAAAGATGGAAAAATGATTTGGTACAATTTGGAGTCGATCAATAGATTTTTGAATAGAATGAAAGTAATATAAACCCTTTAAATTTTACGATTATGAGTCTTATTAAAAAATCAAATGAATTAGTAATTCCTACCACTGTAAAGATGATGATTTACGGTCAGGCTGGTATGGGAAAATCAACAGTGGCATTGAGCGCACCGAAACCGTTATTATTGGATTTCGATAATGGCGTTAAGCGTATGAATATGGCGCATTTGGAAAACATAGATACTGTACAGGTCACTTCATGGAGTGATGTTCAACAGGTCTTGCAGGAGGATTTGTCTGTTTATCAGACCATTGTAGTTGATACAATCGGTAAGATGATGGATTTCATCATTACTTATAAATGTGGCAGCCGCCAACCGTCTATCAGGGATTGGAGCGGTATCAATGCGGAGTTTTCATGGATGACACGAACACTCTCGGGGCTTAACAAGCACATCATTTTCGTTGCCCATCGCGACACAAGAAAAGAAGGTGATGATACGGTGTTTATCCCTGCCTTGCGTGAAAAATCCTACAACTCTATCGTTACTGAACTGGATTTGCTCGGTTATCTTGAAATGAAAAGCGAAAGAGGCGTCCAAAGACGTACCATCACTTTTGACCCAACTTCAAGAAATGATGGTAAGAATACTTGCAATCTTCCTTCAGTGATGGAAGTTCCTACCATCCTTGACAAAAACGGTAATCCAACCGCCAAGAACGACTTTATCACTACCAAGATAATCAATTCGTATTTGGGTATGCTTGCAGCGAAGAAAGCGGCACAAGAAAAGTATGATAAAGTTATTGAAGAAATCAAAGAGCAGATTGAACTTATTACGGATGCGGAATCTGCCAATAATTTTATCGCGCAAATAGATAATTTTGAGCACGTTGGTTCTTCAAAGCAAATGGCGGCAAAGTTGGTAGCCAACAAAGCGAAGTCTTTGAATCTGAAACTTAATTCAGAAAAGAAATATGAACCAGCAGCCTAAATATCGTATTTACGCAACGCTTCTCGATGCCTTTGGGGGATATCTGAATAGTGATGTGATTTGGGATAAGTATTGGGGGTGGTCAGAAAATCCACCCCATACTCCCGAAGAATTTCACGAACAACAGTTTCAAGAACTGATAGACCGGATTAACCGCAAGCCATTCGACAGCGAAGCGGCAGACCGTGGCACGGTTTTCAATGAAATCATTGACTGTATGATTGAAAATCGGAAATCCGAAACTGTGCAAGTTGAAAAGGTATATAAGGTAATACGCGAAGGAGCTTGTGACGAAACAGGTAAACCTTTGTATTACGATGAGGTTCAAACCAACGAGGTTATAGGTTTGAAAGCTACCTATAATAATCGCGTTTTTACTTTCCCAATTTCACTTTGCCGAGAGTTTGCCAATTACTACAAAGGCGCATTAACCCAACAAAGAGTAGAAGCGATTCTTCCAACCGCATACGGCAATGTTTTGGTTTATGGGGTAATTGACGAGCTGATGCCGGCCAGCGTCCACGACATCAAAACAACCGGAAGCTATACCGTAGGGAAGTTCAAAGACCACCATCAACACCTTGTTTATCCTTATGCTTTGATGCAGAACGGTTCGGATGTACGGACATTTGAGTATAACATTGTAGAGTTCAACAAAGGCGGTTATGTGGTAGATACCTATACAGAAACATACGTTTTCAACCCAGAGCGTGATATTCCTATTCTCACTAATCATTGTGAAGAGTTTATCCGGTTCTTGGAAGAAAACAGAGAAATTATAACCGATAAAAAGATATTTGGAGGAGAAAATTAATGGCAAACCAAATAACCGGACGGATAATCGAAATTGGACAAACTGTTCAAATACCATCCAAAAACGGTGGTTCCTCATTTACAAAACGGGAGTTTATTTTAGATGCTACCACTTACGACCCTTATACGGGAGAGCGTAGCGAGTATGAGAACATTATTCCCTTAGAGTTTTCGGGTGACAAGTGTACAGAACTTGACCGCTTTAATCAGGGTGATGTTGTTACTGTATCATTTGTCTTACAAGGGCGTTCTTGGACGAATCAAGACGGAGAATTCAAACGTATGGTATCCATTCGATGCTATAAAATAGAAGCGCGTGGCGGTGTATCTCAATCCCAACAGACAACATCGATACAACAGCCAGCGCCACAACCGACTTATCAGCAACAGCCGCAGAACTTTCCGCCTCCGGTTGATGCTAATGGCAATGTAAAGGATGATTTGCCTTTTTAGCGTATGCTGTTCGACTTGAAGAATGAATATCAAATACCCAAGTTCAAGGAGTATGTAAACAAGCTGTTTAGTGAACGTGCGGTGGTGGAAGTGAAAAAGAAACTACCTAACCGCACGCTTGCCCAAAACAGCTACTTGCATCTTCTTTTAGGGTATTTCGGTAGTGAGTACGGTTGCAGTCTCGACGAAGCAAAAATTGATTTTTATAAGAGGACTTGCAACCGTGATTTGTTTGAACGTAAGACGGTCAACAAGAAAGGCAATGAAGTAACCTATCTGAGAAGCTCTGCCGAACTGACAACGGGGGAAATGACCCTGAGTATTGACCGTTTCCGTAATTGGAGCGCATCGGTGGCTGGTATCTATCTGCCGGCTGCAAATGAACATCAAATGCTGATATACGCCCAGCAGGAAATACAAAGAAATCAAGAATTTATTTAGTTATGATAGAAACAAGAAAAACAGAAATCAGGTATGTGACATCTGATCCGAAAAAGATGCTCAACATGTACCTTGCAAAACGTGTCCTCAAAACATGGGAGGAATCTTTCATTGATGAAGATACAGGTGAAACAGTAACCATCGAACGGAATGAAATTCTTTTTGACCGTGGCACGCTGATAGACCAAGACACTTTGGCGAAAATTCGTTTCAGTATGGAAGCTGACGGCATTAAGGAAGTGGAAGTCAGCAACCAGAACCGCTTGGCATTCGAGAACGAGAACAGTGTTTTATATCCGTACATCGCTCAAGCGCAAATAGGTGACAAGAAACATAAGTTCCTGCTGTATGCCACCGGATTGGAGAATACTTGTAGTATCTTGAAAGATTACATCGAACTAAACTATATGTTCGGATTCACCTTGACAATGGTCAAGGAGTTCGATTCTTGCGTGATTCTTACTGACAACTTGAAAGAACGTAAGGTTGACGATGCTTCGCTTGCCTATCTCAAAAATGAAATCACTATGGCAGAATACGTTGACAAGATGGACGATGAGACTGAAGATGGTGACGAAGAATCTAAACCGAATGAAAAGAAATTCTACCAGATTGAGACGAAAATCACATTCACGGATGGGGAGAATGAAGACGAAAGGGTTCAGACTTTTGTTGTGAACACCTTCAACGTTGATAGGGCGATGATGCTTATCACTCACTACCTCAAAAATAAAGAAGAAGAATGCGAGAAGCAAGCCAAAGAAAAGGGTCATGAATTCAACAAGAGAGAAATTCACACGGCTATTGAATCAGCCAAACCTATACCAGTTGGGCGGTTTATTCCGAAAGAATTCTCGATGGCTTATTTGGATTGAGTTATTCCTATACAGACGTAGTGAATATTCTGTATAGGAGCAATCTTGTATCAATGAACGCACCACTTTCGGAAATTTGAGATCGTTATGGGAGCGACCGATATATGAAAGAAAGTAGTAGATTGAGAGAGTATGGTAGAAACCCATATAAGTCCAAAGGGTATCAATCGAGGTGGATTACCACAAAATCATGTGGAAGTTGACTGTGTTACATGGCGGTTCATGATGTTGACAGCTCGGAAAGACGGGCAAACATGGCGGAGGTATTCTCAGTGGTAAAGAGAGCCTAAAGAAAGCGTACGAAGTGCTTTAGGTATTACAAGTTGTAATTGCTTGGGTTCGACTCCCAAACTGCCGCACAAACTTGTGTTAGAAAGGGAACATGAAAGTATTCAGTTGCAAATGGATATTTCTGTAATGCGCATACAGATAGTGTTCCCGATGGAATAATGTGAGCCACACATAAATGGCATGGGTTAGTGAATAATGGTTGTGCCCCGGAGAATATGCTTCGGGGCATTTAATTCAAGAATTATGGAAAATAAATTTACCGTTGTTGAAATCGTGGAAAATCTTATTGGTAAGATTAATCCTGTTGGTGAAACGAATGAAGACGAAATTCGTTTTGAAAACCTCAAATTGATGTGCGATTTGACAAATAGTCTGATCTCAAAAATAGGTAATGTGTCTTATGAGAACAAAGACAGGCAAGAACATTCGATAAAAAAAGCCGCTGAGTATGCAGAAAGGTTTTTAACAGAACAGATAGGAATACAATAATATGCCATACTACATAAAAAGAACTAAGTCCAAGAAAAAAGACAAGCCTTTACCTCTGTTTGATAAAGCAGGGGTGATAATAAAGAAGAAGCCGGATTTGAAAGCTAAACTCGACAAGGAGTTTTCTCTTTTCATCCGGCTTCGTGATTGTATGCCGAACGGCTTCTTTCGTTGTATCTCATGCGGACAGATAAAGCCGTTTGCGCAAGCGGACAATGGTCACTATTTCAGCCGCACACATTTGGCAACACGATTTGATGAGGATAATTGCCATGCCGAATGTCGACACTGCAACAGATTCAAAGCCGACCATTTGGAAGGCTATCGGGTGAATCTGATAGCTAAAATTGGACAAAAGAAATTTGATTTACTAAAAGTGAAAGCTGCCGGTACTTCTAAGATGTCTGATTTCGAGTACGAACAGCTAATCAAGTATTACAAAGCACTTAATAAGAAGTTACGAAAGGAGAAAGGGTTATGAATGATTTGGAAGCAGGAACATTTGTTATGATGGTCAAGAATGATGATGGTTCATTCTCTCCGGTTGGATTAAGTAAGGAACAGGCTTATATAATCCGGATATTTCTTTCCAAACTTAGTGAGGATTTCCCTTTTATCATTAAATCAGAAGATAGATATGTACAAACTACGTGATTACCAACAGAAAGCCTCTGATGCTGCCGTTTCTTTCTTCAATAACAAGGCGAAGAAAACAAATGCCATTATGGTGTTACCTACGGGCAGCGGAAAGTCGCTTATTATAGCGGATATAGCCGCAAGGCTTGACGGACATACCTTGGTGTTCCAGCCAAGCAAAGAGATATTGGAGCAAAATTTTAAGAAGCTCTGTTCATACGGTATTCTTGATTGCAGTATCTATTCGGCTTCCTTTAATTCAAAGGAGATAAGCCGGATAACATTTGCCACCATCGGCAGTGTGAAGAATCATCCCGAACTGTTTACCCACTTCAAGAACATCATTGTGGATGAATGTCATCTTGTAAACCCCAAAGAGGGAATGTACAAGGATTTTTTTGATGCAGTGAAGTGTAAGGTTCTTGGACTGACAGCAACGCCATACCGTTTAAGCTCCAGCCGTGATTTCGGCTCCATGCTGAAATTTATCACTCGGACAAAACCTCATGTCTTTTCAGAGGTCATTTATCATGTACAGGTATCAACCTTATTAGATATGGGCTACTTGGCGAAGTTGGATTACTATTCAATGAATCCTTCAGGGTGGAATGAACTTAACTTGAAAGTAAATACTACTGGTGCCGACTATACGGATAGGTCAGTTCAAAAAGAATATGAACGGATAGACTTCTACGGTTATCTCGTTCATATCGTCCAAAGGCTGATGAATCCCAAAGCCGGAGGAAAACGGAAGGGTATTTTGGTCTTTACCCGTTTTTTGAAAGAAGCGGAACGGTTAACGATGTCAATACCCGGTTGCACTATCGTTTCAGGTGATACTCCTAAGAAAGAACGTGAACATATTCTTGAGGCGTTCAAAGCTGGTGAAATTCCGGTAGTAGCTAATGTGGGTGTACTTACGACTGGCTTTGACTATCCGGAACTTGATACGGTCGTTATGGCACGTCCTACAATGTCACTTGCCATGTGGTATCAGATAGTCGGTCGTGCCATCCGCCCGCATCCTTCTAAAGAATGTGGATGGATTGTGGATTTATGCGGTAACATCAAACGTTTCGGAGAGGTGTCGGATTTACGATTGTTTGATAGCGGTAATGGTAAGTGGGCTGTATTTTCTAACGGAAGGCAATTAACTAACGTGAGATTCTAAGACTATGGACGAAGGATTTTTGAGGCTAAGCCGCAGGTTTTTCTCGAATGAAATGTGGAATGAAGCCCGTACTTTTAGCAGTTGCGAAGCGTGGTTAGACTTAATTCAGTCTGCACGATTTGAGGCAACGCCCCGAAAGGAGAGTATCGGAGGTCGAGAAATCTCTTATTCAAGAGGTCAATATCCTGCATCCATAAGATTTCTGTCACAGCGTTGGAAATGGTCTGAAAAGAAAGTGCGTTCCTTTCTTGTGCATCTTAGAAAGAAAGGTATGATAACTGTTGAGTGCAATCAAGGAGTGAACCTTATAACCTTATGTAAATATGAAGAATATAATCCAATGGGCACAACCAAGGACACAAGTAAGGGCACAGGTATTGAAAAGGAAATCAATGAATTAAGACAGGAATGGGCACAACTAAGGGCACAACTAAGGGCACAACTTGGGGTACAGTCCATGAACAACAATCTACCGCAATCCGAACTTTTACAAAAATCAGGGCACACAGAGGGCACAAATACAAAGAAAGAAGAAAGAGAGTATATAGATATATCTCTACATCAAAAGAAAGAAAATACTCCTGACGGAGTATCAAAGAAAGACAAGCTTTCTTCGCCCTCCCCCTCTGAAAAGATTGATTACAGCGGATTGATGGAATACTATAATACCACATTCAAAGACAGACTCCAGCAGATAAGATCAATGACTGATGTGAGAAAAAAGGCTGTAAAAGCCCGGATAGCCCAATATGGGAAAGAGTCAGTGAGGAGTGTTTTCAATCTCATTCTTCAATCCCCGTTCCTACTTGGAGCTAATGACCGCAATTGGAAATGCGACTTTGATTGGATTTTCAAACAAGCAAACTTTACTAAAATATTGGAAGGAAACTATAATGGGACAAGACTTAGTAAAAATCAACAGGATAGCGAGCAGCGAAAACGTGATTCAGTTCTTGCAGTCGCTACAACCGTTAGAGAAGCTGCCGCAAAAAAGAGAAAGGAACTTGAAGCAGAGGGCGTTATTGAATAAATATCCCGATCCTGCACAATTCATTCTTGATTACAACCCTGATTTGCAGTTCAAACTTGTCAGATGTAATGCAACCCATTCAGAACTGGCGTTGAATGACAGCATTCCGAGTTTAGGGCTATTGTCTTCTACTTATGGGGATGAAACACCGATAGAATGGCTAAAGATACAATTTGGCTCATTGAATGACTTTGCAGAAGTTTCAACCAAGATAGCGAAAGAGCAACTTTCTGAACTATCGGAGATATTCCTTTCGGAGTATTATTATATAAATGCCGCTGAAATCTGTTTTTTCATAGCACGGTTTAAGTCAGGGAAGTATGGGCGGTTCTACGGTTCAATAGATCCATTGAAAATAACAAGTGCGATGCTGGACTACGTTTCTGAACGTCGAAAAGATATTGAACGGAAAGAGCGTGAACGATACAGAAACCAACGTGAAAAAGAGATAGAGGAGCGTGGAAATAACAGAATCTCTTATTCCGAATACCTTGAGATCAAGCGGCGTGCTGATGCCGGAGATAAAGAAGCCAAGAAAATGTTGATGCCACCATGAGAATAACCGTTTACTGGGTAACAAGAAATCCGGATGTTATCGTAAGAATCCGGAAAAAGTTCAATATCCCAAGTTATACTTCCGTGAACTACGAAACAGAATGTGAAATCAAGGATGAAGACTTTTCACTGTTAGAAGAAACAGAACGAAGGGGATTTATTCAAATTAGAAATAAGAATACACGATTATGCAAGGAACAGACAAACTGAATACGATAACCAACATCGTATTTGTCCTCACGGACGTTTTAGAAACCAACCTTCTAGAAATGCAGCAGCAATATAAGAAAGAAGGCTTTGAATTGCGGCACGATTCAAAAAGAAACTTCAACACAGCCATAGCCGCAATAAAGAGATTGAAAAGTGATGTGAATCATTGCAGCGAATCCACTCAGGAAAACTTCGGCAATGATTCTGACATGGTGAACGCCATGTTGCTCACACTGATTGATAGGTGCGGTGATGATGACAACCTCGCTTATAAGATGTACGAATACATTAAATCTTTCCCGTCCAAACTGAATCTGGACTTGGATTTGGATAATGCGTTCAGCCACCTGTTTAGAAAGGAGAAATCAACAAAAGAATAGCATAATGAAAGATTATATAGAATTTTTGAAAGACAAGATGGCAATCAGCCATCAGACTGGGTTTGAAGTCAGACCGGAAGAAATTTCCCCGTATTTATACCCTCATGTGAAAGATACAGTACGTTGGGCTATTTCCGGCGGTTGCAGGGCGATATTCTCCAGCTTCGGTATGCAGAAAACCGTAACCCAGTTGGAGATACTGCGGGTGATCCTGAACCGCACAGGAGGCAAAGGGTTGATAGTTTGCCCCAAGCGTGTAGTAGTGGAGTTCCTGACACAGGCCGAAAAGCATCTGGGTATGAAAGTGACCTATGTACGTACTATGCAGGAGGTGAAGCAATGTCCGACCAATATCATGGTGACAAACTATGAACGTGTCCGTGACGGCGAGGACGGAATAAGAATAGAACCTTCCTACTTTACCGTTACCTCATTGGATGAAGCGAGCGTGTTACGTGGATTCGGAACCAAGACCTATCAGGAGTTTCTTCCTCTGTTTGCAGAAGTTCCGTACAGGTTTGTTGCCACTGCCACGCCATCACCCAACAGATACAAGGAACTGATACACTATGCCGGCTACCTTGGAGTGATGGATACCGGGCAGGCACTTACAAGGTTCTTCCAGCGTGACAGCACGAAGGCGAACAATCTTACCCTCTATCCCCACAAGGAGAAGGAATTCTGGTTATGGGTAAGTACATGGGCGTTGTTCCTCACCAAACCGTCTGATTTAGGTTATCCCGATACAGGATATGAGTTACCAGAGTTACGGGTACATGAAGAAGTCGTGAGTGTGGACAACTCCACTGCCGGCACCGACCGTGACGGACAGGTGAAAATGTTCCGTGAGGCTGCTCTAGGCCTTGCTGATGCAGCTAAGGAACGTCGGGACAACATGCAGGAAAAGATTGCCCGTGTGGTAAAGATTATCAATCGCCCGGAAAACAAAGACGACCATTTCCTTTTATGGCATGACTTGGAGGCTGAACGTGAGGCACTCTGCAAGGCAATTCCCGGATGTAAGGCTGTGTATGGCTCGCAAGATGATGAGGAAGCCGACAGAGTGATAGCGGATTTCAAAGACGGCCGTCTGAAATATCTGGCCGCCAAACCTGAAATGCTTGGTGAGGGTTTGAACTTCCAGTACCACTGCCACAAGGCAATCATGTTTATTGACTACCGTTTCAATGACAAGTTTCAGGCAATAGCCCGTATCTACCGGTTTATGCAGCAGCATCCCGTAGACCTTTACTTGGTGTATGCCGAAAGCGAAGGTGAAATATTCAAATCATTCATGCAGAAGTGGGCGCAGCACCGCCAGATGGTAGCCAAGATGACCGATATAGTCCGCAAGAACGGTTTGTTCGGCTTGCAGGCAGAGGAAAAGATGATGCGCTGGATGTTCGCCAGTCGGGAAGAGAAGTCCGGCAAACTGTGGAAAGCTATCAATAATGACAATGTACTTGAATGTCAGAAGATGGAAGATAATTCGGTAGACCTGATTGTAACCAGTATTCCGTTCTCCAACCACTACGAATATACGCCTACCTATAATGATTTCGGGCATAATGAAGACAACGGCAAGTTCTTTGAGCAGATGGACTATCTCACCCCGGAGCTTATGCGTATTTTAAAGCCCGGCCGGTTGGCCTGCATCCATGTAAAGGACCGTGTACTGTTCGGCAACGCTACGGGTGACGGTATGCCCACCATCGATCCGTTCAGCGAAATGACAGTGTTCCATTATCTGAAGCACGGATTCCGCTACATGGGGCGTATTACAGTGGATACGGATGTGGTAAGGGAGAACAACCAGACTTATCGGCTTGGATATACAGAGATGTGCAAGGACGGTTCAAAGATGGGTATCGGTTGCCCGGAATATGTTCTTCTCTTCCGAAAGTTGCCTTCTGATACCTCACGTGCATACGCCGATTTGCCCGTGACCAAGGACAAGAGTGAATACTCGCTCGCACGCTGGCAGATAGATGCCCATGCAAGTTGGAAATCATCGGGTAACTCTCTACTGAGCTATGAGGACATGAAAGGTGCCGGAATAGACAAGATACGCCATCTGTTCAGGAACTACGAACGCAAGCATATATATAACTACGAGGAACATGTATCATTCGCAGAGGAATTGGAAGCTTACGGAAAGCTGCCTAAAACGTTTATGGCTGTCGATCCGGTAAGCAAGAAGCCCTGGATATGGGATGATGTCACCCGGATGCGCACGCTCAATACCAAGCAGTCACAGAAGAAACGGCAGAACCACATCTGCCCTTTACAGCTCGATATCGTTGAAAGACTGATTGAACGGTACTCAAACAAGGGTGAGCTGGTATTTGACCCCTTCGGAGGTATCGGCACTGTGCCTTATTGCGCCATCAGGTTAGGGCGTAAAGGATTATCCACCGAACTGAATTACGACTATTGGAAGGACAGTCTTTCATATCTATATGAAGCGGAAATGGAAGTGAGTGCGCCCACATTGTTTGACTTGATAAATGTAGGATAAAAAAGAATGGAGAGTAGGTATCGAACCTGCACCTCCACAATGAGTGGCATTCTTTCCACTTAAACTACTCCATTCTCTACTCCACTCAAATTGGAAAATCCCCAAATTCAGTTGAGTTGCAAATTCAACAAGGCTTTCCTTTCGGCATAGCCTAAATGAGATAATTCCCAAATTGAGTTTAAAGCCTATTTTTTCTTTAACTATTGTCGGCTTTTTATTCTGAGATTTTTTGAAAATTTTTGAAATACGTTTTGAAATCAGCCGACAACAAAATGTCGGTATTATTTTCATAATTGTATTTGTTTAAAATTGAACAATAATTAAAGTGTAACAAGGATTTGAACCTTTAACGCTAACGCGTACCATTTAGCTACTTGGCGCAAATATAATAATAAAAAGGAATAATATGAAAGCAATAACCATAAAACAGCCGTGGGCTTCTTTGATAGTCCACGGTATTAAAGACATCGAAAATCGAACTTGGCCGTGTCCTGATAAATATATTGGGCAGAGGGTACTGATTCATGCAAGCTTAAAGCCTGACAGAGAACCTTACATGATATTCAATGATGTTCAAGCTGATGCGATAGATAATTGTATTATGGATGTGTGTGGGTATTATAAACAGACTGGCGCAATCATTGGCAGTGTGGAGATTGTAGACTGCGTAGTAAATCATCTTTCTATCTGGGCAGATAAAACAGAAAATTACAGTACTGGCATGAAACCCAAACTTCACGAAGCCATTACCGGGAAAAAGGTGATTTATAACTGGGTGCTGGCTAAACCGATTCTCTATGAAAATCCAATTGAGAACGTGAAAAGATTTTGGGACTATCCAGGCATCAAAGAAGTGAAAATAGAATGTCCGGAATGTGGCAGTATAGAAATAGCTGTTGAGAACTATACAACGGCACCATTCCCAACTTATTTGCATAGGTGTAATAAGTGTGAACATGTGATTATAGAAAGTGAGTGGAAGGAGGTAAAACTATGAGAGATTTTTATGAACTGATAAACCAATATCCATGGACTACTATTTTTCTTGCTATTTTCATTTATGAAGTGATTAAATGTGTGATGTCTAATTTGAAAAACAAAAATCCATGAGCAAACTATATAAAGTAACCATTTTCGGGGAATCATTCCTAATCGGGTGGTTCCCTTTCTCTTCACGCTGGTATAACAAGCTAAAGATAATCAAATGATAGTACGTCATTTTATAAGAGTTCCGGTTGGAAGTACTGTCTATTGCGACAACCAGCCGGTTAAAATACTGGAGAAAGGATATGCCCTTGCTCTATGTGATGTCAATGGGAAACGGGTATATATCACCTGCTATGATTTGGAAAAGAAACCATTCGTCAGCACGAATGGGGGAGAATGAAAAAGAGCCAACCCACGCACGACCATGAATCAGCTCTTCCTTACACGATTATGATGCAAATATACTATTTACTTTTAAAATAATCGTGTTATGGAACTGGATTTTAACAAAATAATTCGTCTTAAAAAAATTCGTATCGAGAAATCAGAACTTTCAGAGGAAGAAAACGCCTTGACCGCCCCGATTTTGAAAGACAAGTGCCTTATCCATGAAATTTACAAAATATTTGTTGAGTTACTGAATGAGAGAGGATGTCCACCGAATATTGACAGTGTTACCCAGCGGAAGAAGTTCATCTTCATTATCCTGTACCTGTTTTCTCCAAGTTCGCTTGCCGGTGGGAAAATGACAGCTGGGTTACGCGAAGAGATGTCAAGGGTACTTGGGGTTCAGTCCAAGAGTACAATTTCCGACAACTGCGCTGATGTCGTTTTTTTGTATCAGAACTATGGGGATTTCAGCGGGGATATAGAGTATCTTTACACCGAAATCGTAAATCGGTTAAAATTCAAAGGGCTAATCAATTGAAAGCCGGAGTTTAGTGCTCCGGCTTTATTTTACCATTTCGGAAATTTTTTGGATAAAATTTTATTAGAATATTTATACACTTCATCCGCAATTCTATAATATTCAGGTTCTTCAATCCTTTGGTTGAATTCGCTGTCTTTATTAAGATTGTCAAAATCTTTATGTAATCCTATGATTTTTTTAGCGTTTTTGTCTGTTTGGTATCTTGCTTCAAACTGCACAAGATATTCGATAAGATTAGAAATGTCATTAAAGGCAGAGCCACAACCATATAACGAATAGTCTATGTATTCTTTTTTTATAGCATATTGTGCTTTTATTAGAAGTCTAAATAACTGCTTGTCTATATTGTTTGCAATATCAGACTTCATTTTAGATTTTTCTTTTCTATAACTCCAGTGAGTATCTGCAATATTTTCTATAGTCCTTTTTAAATATGGGGAAACAAAAACCCCGAAAACAAAGCTAATTATTATACATATTATTTCTAATGTTTCCATATTGTTCTCTCTTTATTTATAGTATTCCTTCCCTCGTATGTTTTCATGCTTTGGCATACATGGTTCTCCATCAAAATGGATTTTACCTCCACAATGAGGGCAGGTGATAGTGTCTGAATCATTCCTAAATAAGTCAGGAATTTCCACCCCTAAAGCGTCAGCTATATCAGCAAGCCTATCAACGCTGAATTTATTTCTTGCTATAGCTTGCGAAAAAGATACAGGCTGTATTCCCAATTTATCAGCCAATTGAGCTTGTGTAATGCCTTTCTCTTTACACAACTCTTTAATTCTTAATTCTGTATTTGCCATAAATTATGATTTTTGATGCAAAGATATATAATATAGTGTATATGCGAAAGAAAAGTTTGATAATTATTTGTTTTAGCTATATTTTATGTGAATGAATATAAATTTAGTGTCTATGCTATATAAAATGTATTAAATATAGCATATATACATAATTTACATTTGCTTATTTCGTATATATACTATACCTTTGCATCATCAGAAACGAAGTAATAACAATTAAAAGATATATGATTATGGCAACATCAGTAATTAAACAAAGAACAATAGAGAAGTTCATCATGTCAGAGTTTGCACAAGGCAACTTGAATACCAAAGAACAAGTTAGCTGTATGCTTCTTCTGATTCAAAAGAAGCTGGGTATGTCAGTAGAGCAAGCAAGTGACTTTATGAGAAACGCAATTGGTATTAACGCTTAAATATACGATCATGGCAACAAAGAAGGTTGATGAAAAGAAAACATTGAAGTATGCAGTAGCATTTTACTTCTGCACATCAGGCAAGATAAACTTCATGTTAGGTAAGAAGATGTACCAGCACATAGACACTGTTTATGACCAAAGAGAAGATGGCAGAGGTTTCAATACTTGTGAGGTTGTTTACAACTACAAGGCTCAAAAGTACGAGGTTCTGAATGTAGATACAGAGATAGGCAATAAAGAGATTACAATATTATAAGTTTAACCAGCAGGGCGAAAGCCCTGCGCAATATAGAAGAATATGAAAGAAAATATATTTTTAAAAGCAGTTATAGAAAAACCGTTATTGAATAATGAACCAGAAGTTTTACACCTTTTCGTTCAAATAATCAATGAAATAACTTCTTGTATGTCAGAAGACGAGTTAAAGGGCTGTATGAACTCTTTAACAGTACAATACCCTTACTTTAAACTGTTTTTCGATTATGATTTCGGACATAATCATATGTGGGTGAAAGCATCAGGTTCTTTAGAAAGATTGATATCGGTTGAGTTCTAATCCGGTAGCTTTCGAGCTACCACAATATACACGATTATGAAAGCAGATTTAGTTTTAGTTATCAGCCCTGAAGCCCCACTGATGAAGCAATTGGGCAAAGTATTAGGTAGGTTGTGCTCTATGTGTGACTTTTCTACCATAGAAAGAGGCGAAAAGTATGTCACGATACGGCATGATGAAACCGGGATTGTCATGGCTTATACGAGTGAAGAAAGATTGAATGTGAAACATTAAATATTGATTATTATGGGTGAAATAGCAGATAGTTTAATTAGTGGTGAATTTGATTTTATCACCGGTGAGTATTTAGGTGAAGCGGTTGGTTATCCAAGAACGCACGCTTATGACAGACATGAATACATGCCACCGGTTGAAAAGAAGCCTACCTGCAAGGCGAATGTTTGTATAACTAACATGTGTAAGGACAGAGGTTTCAGTAACCGTGAAAAGATTGAATTAGTAGCCAAATTCTTGTATAGCAAAGGTTACAAACAATTGCCTAACCTATTCCATCAGTATAAAATCATTCACAGCCAGTACAAGAATGATTTTAAGAAGTTTTTGGTTGAACAAGTAAAGCAAAGAAAGGATGAATAATATATTCACAATATGCTATTCAGAAGAAGAAGCAAATGAAATAGGTCACTTCATTTTGAGTAGAGGATACGAGGGTGTTCAAAATGATAGCTATAGATATTGTCGTGAAGCGATTTGGTGGGCTTTCAAAGAAGCCAAAAGGCATCATTCAAATTGCATCTACGTTGGCGTTGCAGGTTGCCAAATGACTGTATCAAAATCAAAGCGAGGTCTTAGACGAAATGGTCTTAAATACATAGAGAAAAGGCGAATGTTTTACAAATTACTAAGTAAGTATTGATAAATAATTATGAACTCAATTAACGACGAAAGAGGTTGCAGCGTATGTCAACCCGGTAAAGAAAACTATTGCACTTACACTACCAAATTGAAAGGTAAGAGAGTAAGAATGTACCAATATGACTATCGCACTGAAAGTGGCGAACTGTTTTCTTATTGTGCACCTACCTTAGAGGCGTGTAGAGAAAGACGGGATAAATGGCTTAGTTCACGACAATAAGCCGATTGTCGTGTATAACGATTGAAGATATTTCGTTATCTTTGGTTGTGGTAGTACCTTTGGGGTACAATCGCGGGGTGGAGCAGTTGGTTAGCTCGCTACTTTGACTTGGTAGAGGTCGGTTGTTCGATTCAGCCCCCCGCAACAATGAATATTAACTTGAAAATTTGACACGATTATGAACATTCTTACATTAAGCATCAAACAGAAGTATTTCGATGAAATCTTGGCAGGCAAGAAAACCCACGAATACCGTGAAATCAGACCAACAAACGCTAAGAAATATATCACTTACCTATGTGGCGGTAAAGAATATCCGACTGATGCAGAACTGCCTGAAGAAGGTGAGGTAGAATTGAAGCCTATCAAGTACGATGCAATCAAGCTTCTGACAGGTGCATATACGGGTAAACGTCCTTACATCATTATAGAGGTAAAGAATGCAGAAGCAGTAATTCTCACAGATGAAAACGGTAATGATATTGTTTACGAACATCAAGGCGAAGAATATCTTGCCGCACAAATGGATTATACTTTGGGTAAGATATTAGAGAAACATATAGATTGATTTGTTTAACTTTTAAAATTAGAAAGCAGAGTCGCAAGAAGAATTAACAGAGTAGCCGGACCTCGCAGAAATATGAATGGTGCAGGGGCAGGTGGTAGATTGGTTGCCAATCGTAGAGGTACAGCAAGTGCCACACAGTTAGGATCACGCAGACAGCGTTACAGTGATCTTCGTACTTCATTTGGTTTAAGTGGTGGCTAGCTATGAACAAAGTAGAACAAGCGAGCCAATATATAGACCTCATTCGGGTAAAATCGAATGAGGCTTTACTGTTTTTATCACTTGGTAAAGATTCGCTTGTTCTGCTTGATTTAGTCTATCCGAAGTTTGACCGGATTGTTTGCGTGTTCATGTATTTCGTTAAGAATTTGGAACATATTAACCGTTGGATAAACTGGACTAAAGCCAAATATCCGAAAATAGAGTTTGTTCAAGTACCACATTGGAATCTCACTTATATTCTCCGTGGCGGTATGTATTGTGTGCCAAATCTGAAAGTAAAGCTGTTGAAGTTGGCAGATGTGGTAAAGGCTATGCAACTTACTCATGGAGTTTATTATACATTCTTGGGCATGAAAAAAGCTGACGGTATGAATCGTAGACTTATGTTGAAAGGGTATGAGGTAAACGGCTACGAGAATAACGGTATGGTTTATCCTTTAGCTGATTGGACACAAAAGGATATTCTTGCTTATATGAGGCAGCATAATTTACCCGAACCAGTTCGGTATTCATTGAAAGCCAGTTCGGGAGTAGGCTTCAATCTTGATTGTATGCTTTGGATGGAGAAGAACTATCCACAGGACTTACAGAGAATTTACAAAACTTTCCCGATGGCTGAAAGAGTACTTTGGGAGTATCATAATCAACAAAAGTAATATGTATGGAACTAAGTAAATATATCAAGAGTGAATCGGTAGAACTTAACCGTTCTGCCATTCGTTTTGCAGACTACAATCCGAGAAAACTTTCCGATGAATCACGTAAGACACTGAAACGTGGCATCAAGAAATTCGGATTGGTAGGTGGAATAGTTGTGAATAAGCGTACCGGGCTTACCGTAGTCAGCGGACACCAGCGTTTATCCGTCATGGACGAATTACAGAAGTTTCCCGATAACGACTACCGCATTCGTGTCGATGTCATAGACGTGGACGAGAAGCAGGAAAAGGAGTTAAATATTTTGATGAACAATCCTAATGCGCAAGGTACATGGGATTTTGATGCCCTTGCCCGTATTGTTCCCGACATTGATTGGAAAGATGCAGGCTTAACCGATGCTGACTTGAATATGATTGGCGTTGATTACCTGTTACAGACCGATGAAGAAAGCTCTATTGCAGACGCTCTGTCTGATATGATGGCACCAGTTACCGAGCAGAGCGAAGCCGATAAAACCGCCAAGCAGTTGGAACGTGCCGAAAAGGTTGCCCACATGAAGGAAGTCAAGCAGCAGGTAAAGGAGAACGCACAGAAGCAAGCCGAGAACATGGATGCCTATGTGATGTTGTCATTTGATACCTACGAAGCTAAAGCCGCTTTCTGTGAAAGGTTTGGGTATGACCCCGATATGAAGTTTATAAAGGGAGAAGTGTTCGATGAACAAGTAGAAAGAATTGATTGATTTTTAGGGAGGAAAGCCGAGTTAGAAAGAAAACATATAGTCAGCTATATCAACAGTCCAGACGAATAATGTATAATGCCGGAAGGCAATACGGACTTGGTACAGATAGACAAAGGAGCATAAGAAACAGAACAAAATCCATAATGGAAAGATATGGTATAAGAATAGATAGCTATTTCTCAAAAAGAGGAATTAATATCTATGGAAATAAGCCTGTTTCTCGCCGCATATATATGGGTAATAATAATGGATGATTGATATGAGTAACAGTGAATCTCAAAACAAAAAAGGTAAAGGAGGAAGAAAGCCCAAGTTTGATTATACAAGCGAGGACTTTCTTTCACTCGTTGAATCGTATGCCAAAAAGGGATTCACTGATAAGGAAATCGCTCATGCAGTCGGAATTTTACCGCAAACTTTCTGTGAGAAGAAAAGCCGCTACCCCGAATTATCGGAAGTATTGTCGCGTGCGCGTTGTGCCTTAAACTCGCTTGTGCGTGCCAAATTTCTTGCTATGGCTCTTGGAGGTGTTAAGACTAAGAATACTACTATCAGAAAGATAAAAGACAGAGATGGTAATCTAACCGGAGAGGAAGAAGTTCAAATCGTAGAAGGTGAGTTGGCTCCAAGTTTACAAGCACAGTCTGTTTGGCTGTACCATTATGATGAAGATTGGAGAAAGGTTGAACGCAAGCAGGATGAAGATGCAGACATTCCTACTGATATAGAACACGGTATCAGCATTGATTCATGGATAAAAGACAAGCTGAAATGATAGTACCTCAAGAAATATATCATTCACTATACACCGATACGGAGAAATTCATTATCCTTATCACCGGTGGGCGTGGTTCGGGTAAATCTTTCAACGCTTCCACTTTCATTGAGCGGTTGACCTTTGAAATGACTCCCGTAGAGAAAATTGTTCATCAGATTCTTTACACCCGTTACACGATGGTTTCTGCCGGTATGTCTATCATCCCCGAAATGATGGAGAAGATAGATTTGGACGGTACCACGAAATATTTCAAGACCACAAAGACGGACATAGTCAATAAGATGACTAAGAGCCGTATCATGTTCCGGGGTATCAAGACTTCTTCCGGGAACCAGACAGCAAAACTGAAATCCATTCAAGGCATTACGACTTTCGTCTGCGATGAAGCGGAAGAGTGGACAAGCGAAGATGAGTTCGACAAGATAATGCTCTCCATTCGCAAGAAGGGTATTCAGAACCGGATTATCATTATAATGAACCCATGCGATTCCAATCACTTCATCTACAAGAAATACATTGAGAAAACTCACAAGCTGGTAGAGATTGACGGTGTGCAGGTTCAGATTTCCACTCATCCGAATGTGCTCCACATTCATACGACTTACTTTGATAATTTGGATAACCTTTCTCCTGAGTTCCTGAAAGAAGTGGAGGATATGAAGGTGGGTAATCCTGAAAAGTATGCTCATGTGGTTATCGGTCGCTGGGCTGACGTTGCAGAAGGTGCTGTGTTCAAGAAGTGGGGAATTGTTGACGAGTTCCCGGCTTGGGCAAAGAAAATTGCTTTCGGGCAAGACTTCGGTTATACGCATGACCCGTCTGCTTCCATTCGTTGTGGTATCGTTGATAACGCCCTTTACTTGGATGAAGTGGATTACCGTACTGGATTGCTTTCTTCTGACATCATCAAGACTCTTCGCCCGTGGGGTTTGAAAGTCATTGCTGACAGCGCAGACCCACGTTTGATTCAAGAGATACACAACGGAGGAATCAAGATATATGCCGTAGAGAAAGGTGCAGGCTCTATCAATGCCGGAATTGACAAAATGAAAGATATGGAGATTTATATAACCAAACGCTCGTACAACTTGCAAAGCGAGTTCAGAAAGTATGTTTGGGCAAAGGATAAGGACGGGAACTATATCAACGAACCGGAAGACCATGACAATCACGGAATAGATGCTGTACGTTACTATGTATTGGGTGAGCTTCTTGGTAAGATTCAGAAACCGAAAGATTTAACAGGAATATTTACTCACTAAAATTATAGATTATGCCATTGAATTTAGAAAAAATATTGGCACTCCCTGACATCGGGCAGAAGATAAACTACCTGAAGAAAGGTAGGAAAACTGAACTTCCCGACCGTTGTAAACTTTGGGACGATTGGAATCCGGAACGCCATGAAATCATGGTTGACAAAAAGAAGTATCCGGACAGAAAGGTTCTTGAAAAAGAAGCAGAGAAACACTTCGATGAAAAAACTGGTAAGACTTATGAAATCGAAGCAAAGTATAAGACTGAACCGGTGAACCGTATTTCCATTCCATTGGAACAAGATATAGTGAACATTCAAACAGCTTTCACGGTCGGCACAGAACCGTCTATGGATTGCACTCCGACTGATGATGATGAAAAGAAGCTGTTGGATGCGGTAAAGGCTGTATTTAAATCCAACAAAATCAAATATCAGAACAAGAAGATTGTTCGTGCTTGGTTATCCGAACAGGAAGTAGCCGAGTATTGGTATGTCACCGATGATGATTCGTTTTGGGCAAAGTTCTGGAAGAAAATAAAGACTACATTCGGAGGGAAGGTAAAGCCCACCAAGAAACTGAAAAGCGTGTTATGGTCCCCATTCAGAGGTGATAAGCTATACCCGTTCTTCAACGATGAAGGTAAAATGATTGCTTTCTCACGTGAGTACAAGAAGAAGCTCATGGATGATTCGGAGGTCACCTGCTTTATGACTATCACGGACAAAATGGTTTATCAATGGGATTTGTCTAAAGGATATGAAGAAAGAACTCCTTTTGCTCATGGATTCCCAAAACTGCCTGTTATCTACGCTTATCGGCCCGAACCTTATTGCAAAAAGATTAAGACTTTCCGTGTCCGGTTGGAAAAACTTCTTTCTAATTACGCGGATTGCATTGACTATCATTTCTTCCCACTGCTGAAGCTAATTGGAGATGTAGAGGGCTTCATGGGTAAGGTTAAGGATAGAATGGTCAAACTCACCGGAGAGGGTGCGGATGCCCAGTATCTGACGTGGAACCAAGTGCCAGATACCGTAAAATTTGAAGCAGAAACACTCACTAATATGGCTTATGATATGTCAAACACTCCAAGAATATCCTTTGAGACGTTGAAGGGGGTAGGCAAAGCATCAGGAACCGCTTTCCGCTTTATGTTCATGGGTGCACATATGGCGGTAGAAAATCACGGTGAGGTCATTGGAGAGTTCTTGCAGCGGAGAGTAAATTTCATTGTTTCTGCTTTAGGCTCTATCAATCCAACCGAGTTTAGCAAGGCATCGCAGACTATTGGCATAGAAACAGAACTGGTTCCATATATGATTGATGATTTGAATGATAAGGTGACTACTGCCGTTTCCGCTGTCAGTGGTGGAATTTGGTCAACCCGTGAAGGTATCATGTTTGCCGGGAATGCTGATAGGGTAGAAGAGGAGCTTGCAGAAATCAAGGAGGAACAAGGGGCAAAGAATAACAATGCAGCGTCTCCTAACCCCAAGGGATAATTCATTGCTTCATGTTTTTATAGTACTATTGAGCGGAGCTAATTTAGTTCCGCTTTTTTATTACTAAATTCTATATTATAGAATATATTTCTTGGAAAAATTTTATAATTCAAAATTAATTCATATTTTTGCATCAAATAAATGAGATATGAGAATTGTATCACATAAGAAATTGAAAGAGTTCTACGAAACGAAAGGCTATGAAGATTCACGCATAGCTTTAGAACGTTGGTATGATATAGCGGAAAAAGCTGAATGGAAGAACCTATCAGACATTAAAGTGGATTTTCTTTCAGTTGATTATGTAGGTAACCAACACTATGTATTCAATATCAGAGGCAACAACTATCGGTTGGTTGTCGTTGTTAAGTTTACAATTGGGTACGTCTTCATTCGCTGGGTTGGTACTCATAAAGATTACGATAAGATAGATTGTTCAACCATTTAAGAGATAGAAGTATGAATAAAGTAACGAAAGAACAGTATGAATTTGCTTTGGCGAGAGTGGAGGAACTTCTGCCATTGGTTGATGACAATACGCCTGCAAACGATAAAAATGCGGTGGAGCTTACAGTTATGTCCGATATTGTGATAGCATACGAAAAAGAACATTATCCGATAGAAAAACCGACTGTTGCGGAATTGATAGAGTTATCTCTTGAAGAGAAAGGGATGAGTCAAAAGCAACTTGCTGGTGAGATTGGAATAAGTCCATCGCGTGTGAATGACTATATTTCTGGACGTTCGGAACCGACCCTCAAAATTGCGAGGTTGCTATGTCGAGTGCTGAATATACCTCCAGCCGCGATGTTGGGTTTCTGATTAGTTCATAAGAAGAATATTTAGGCGTGATTCATTCGGTTTCACGCCTTTTTTATACCATTTTACGACAATCGTTTCATTGTCGTGTATCACCTATCTGATAATTTTTCACCTTCTTTATAAATAACGAAATTTACCGTAGAAATTTATAAATCAAATTCATACGGTATGACAATCTTAGAACAAATCTTAGCAGGGCTACAACAGAAATTCGCTGGGGTGGACACTGCTATTCTTACCCGCATTGCCACCAAAAAGGCAGAGGGTGTAACGGACGAGACAAAGGTAAACTCAATTGTTGAGGGTATCAGTTTTTCGGACGTGCTTAATTCTTATGGTGATTTCCGTGCCGGGGATGCTTCCAAGACCGCAGTTTCCAACTACGAAAAGAAGCATAACCTGAAAGACGGAAAGCCAATCGAGACTACCACAACCACCAAAACGGAAGAGAATAAAGACGATGTGCCTGCATGGGCGCAAGCTTTAATTGACTCCAACAAGAACCTTTCTGATAAGCTAACACAGTTTGAAACGGAAAAGGCTCAAGCAACACGTAGCCAGCAGATTTTGGCAAAGGCAAAGGAGTATGGTATTCCCGAAAACTACGCCAAACGATGCGCCATTAAGGACGATGAGGACTTGGACGCATACTTCAAGGACTTGAAGCAGGAGTTCGCAAATGACGGCTTCAAAGGCGTGACCCCTCCCGAATCAGCGGAAGAGAAGATTGAGAAAGAATCTGAATCTATCGCTAAGATGATTGACGAGGGAACGAAAACTATTGTTGAACAAAACAAGAATTAATTATGTCAGCAGGATTTAAGTATGATTTGGTTCCGCTCGTTGAGCAAGAGGAACGCTACGATGTCCAGACCGGTATTCGTAGACGTGGCCCGTTCAAACTCGACACGCAGAACCTAGTAGTGGGAAGTTTCCTTCCCGTATTTACGCCGATTTGTGCGGACTTGAAAAACAAGTTCGCTTATGCGGTAATCAACGTGAGAGTTGTGGAAGCCTATACCACCGGTGCGGAGGCTTTGTCTATCAAGGTAGCCAAGAACTCCTTGGCATACGTGGGCATGTTCATCGGAAGCGGTACTAAAGGTGCTCAGGTTGCGGCCATTGACAAGTCTAACGCCAATTACGATGTCTTGACTATCAAGGCTGCTTTCGGTGAGAATATCGCCAAAGATGCCGTACTCTTCAATGCGGTTGCGGTTGACGGCTTGAAACAGAAGCATATTGCTAACTCTGCTCTGTTCAATAGAACTAAGGTAGAGGACGGGATTACGCTGGTTTCATTGCTTCGTACAGCCGCAGAGATTGAGCCTTCAAAACTGGTTATGCCGTTCTCCGAGAACGATAAAGCCAACATGAAGGGATGGTTTGAATTTAACGAGTAAGGAGGTAGGATATGTTTTTAACGATTCAGACATTATTCGATGATGCGAAAATTGTTTCCGCCATCATCAGACGTGTGAACCAAACACGCAAGGATACAATCTATTGGCAGCAGTATCTTACTTTCCGCAGGGTAACTACCCGCGTGTTCAAAGATTATATCGGTTCTGTAACCGGAGTAATGGCAGGTTCCATCAATTCGCGTTTTGGCGAAAAGCCCATCCGTGAACGCAGGAACATCGGCTCTGGCTATGGTGAGATTGCCTATTTGGGCGATGCTTATCAGATGTCCATCGACCGCCTTTCCGAGTTGCAGGATTTGATTGACAAGTTCAATCAGGCTAAGACGGCAGACCAGAACGCCGCTTTGGAAGAGATTGTGACCTTCTTGGCAGATGACTACCGTCAGATTACCCTTGCCGCTCACAAACGCATGGATATTATTGTCGGTGCATTGTTGATGCTTGGTGAAGCCATTGTTTACAACAAGGATGCTGCAATCACTTCCGGCCAGACCAATAACAAACTGCTGGAGATTGCCCTCCCGTTCAACTTCATCAAGCCGGAAAGTACGGATGTGATTGTGGGTGGAAAGAACATGTTCATCTCTTACCTGAGAGAGAAACTCCATTCCTTGGCACCGGACTATGGCGTTTATGCCAAGATGGTTATGACACGTGCCACTTTCAACAAGTTCGTGCTCGGTTCATCCGAATTTGGCGAGCAGTACAAGATGATTCTCGGCAGCAACGAAATGAAGTTGAGTACGGGATTGGTTTCCTCTTCTTTGGCTTCCGAAGTGTTCACCGGCATCGGTTTGCCGCGCATTGAAATCAAGGAGGACTACGTGAAAGACCAGACGGGAAAGAACGTGCAGATTTACGCGGACAACCGTATCACTCTGTTACCTTCCGACCAAATCGGTTATATGCGCCACCATACCCCGTATGAAGCGACCGACCCCGTTCAGGGACGTACTTACGTTCCGTCAGAGGGGCAGATACTTATCTCCAACTACCGCGACAATAACGGCCGCTACATGGAGTATACGGCAGAGTGGATTCCACAGATTTCCAACCCGGATTTGATTACCAATTTCGATTTGAGCGAGATTGCATGACGGTAAACGAATACATATCACAGAAGTTTCAGGCCTTCGGCATCCAATTGTCGGAAGCTGACCTTTTGGATATGTGTCTGAACGCGAAGATAAGCGGAGAGGATGAGATGGGCGAGGATTGCCAAACGAGGGTATCGGTGGCGATTGCGAAGTTCATCCCCTCTCTATTGCTTCGCGCCACTTCAATCAGTGAAAGCGGTTTCTCCATGTCTTGGGACATCAAAGGCATCAAGGACTACTACTCATGGCTGTGCAAGCAGTACGGATTGAAAGACGAACTGACGGACAAACCCAAAGTAACCTTCTTATGATATTCGCTCCCCACATATTGCAGGTAAAGGTTATCACCCCGATGGAAAGGGATGAGTTTGGCAGACCCATTCCCGGCACTGGTGGTGAAAGCTGGCAGGACGTATGCAAGTGCCGTTGTGACGATAACACTACCAAAGAGTTCTCATCCGATAATGGCTCCGTGTACCGTCCGAATTATCATGTGGTGTGCGAGAAGAGAATCACTATCAAGGCTGGCGATGAAGTCCGCTGTATGGACGGTGAGAACGTGAGAGGGCAAGGTGAGGTTTATACGGTGAAGAGTACGAACTACTTTAACTACTCGGAATTATGGATGTAGATTTCGACCTTTCCGATGTCGATTCTTTTTTCGATGAAGGAGAATGGGAAGTGGAAAAGAAGATGATTGATGTAGGCGATGAAGCCGTGAAGTACGCAGAGGAACACGGCGATTACGAAGACCACACGCTCACTTTGCGAACGTCCAACAAGTACGATGTAGATAAGGATGGTTTGACACTCTATAACGACGCTCAATCGCCGAAAGGTTATCACTATGCGTCCAACGTGGAATCCAAAGGGTTTGAAGTCTTGAGCGGCGCCGCCTTGTTTGCGAAGAAACGGTTGAATGGAGAATTATGAATGAAAAATCCCGCTTTTGCCAAAGTCCGACATTGACACCGCCAAAGTCCGCACGAGGCACGCACAAAGTCCGACATTGGCAAAGGCAATGTAGCCACTTGGCACGCACAAGGTAGCCACTTGACCGCGCCAATGTAGCCACTTGGCAAAAGCAACCTAAAACAGACTGGAAAATGATAACGACCACCGACATAGCGAACATACTCTACCGCGACTGCCAGCCCTTCGGCATCGGCATCGTCCCCCACGGCAAGAAGTTGACGGGCGCGCTGAAGTCCGAAAAGATTGTCATCCACGCCAAGAAGCAGCAGCCGGGCAAGTATTGGAAGCAGTCGTTCGCCGAGGTCAACCTCTGTGTCCCCGACCCCGGCGAGGATGAAGCCGACACCATCCGGCTGAATGCGCTTGAAAGGCAGGCTGTGGAACTCTTTGACGGCGTGGTAAGCACCTATGACGGCACCCGTTACCGTTACTCCATCGAATCAATTGGCACGGAAGCGGATACAGCTTTGAAGTGCCACTATGTGAATGTGAGAATTTTATTTGAAGTATTAAATGTAAAACTATAAGATTATGATTTCAGCAGTAGGAATTAAGAGAATCTTGTTTGCCGACATCTCTAAGATTACGGCGGACATCACCCCCGAAATCGCCAAGACTTTAATCCAAGCGGCCATCACCGCCAAAGATGAAGTCCTGAACGTGCACGGGGAAACGTGGCAGATTGAAGAAACGGAAGCGTCTGTCACAGGGTACAAGAACCAGTTGAACGGCCAGAACTACCGTTATGACACGACTCCCGGCGACATTACCCCGGCTTTCTCCATCGGCCAGTACGATTGGAAGACCAAGGCTGCCCTCATGGGCGGTTCCGTGGTTGAAACCGGGGATGAAGGGAGCAAAGTCGCGGTAGGCTGGAAACGCCCCCTGACAAAAGAGATAATCAACAAGGCGCTTTTCTGCCTGACGGATGATGACGTCTGGTTCATCTTCCCCAATGCCCAGATTGTAGCCCGTGAAGCGAATACGGACAAGGCAATCGCCATTGCAGTCCGCGGGTTGGTTCAAACTCCCAAGATAGCAGGGGTGGCTTCTGAATACAACTACGAGGAAGATGCCATCAATGCGTTGACAGCGTAAGTTTTAGGGTAACAGATTGTTTCAGGACGGCGGTGGGTGGTTGCTCACCGCCTTTTTAATTTAAAGATATGAATCAAGCAGCAAAAATAGTGTCCGATGCCCTGCTGGGAATGGACTTCAAAAATGTGGAGATAGGCGGAGTGGCCTATACCATCAAACCGCCTACTATCAAAATAATCTGCCGTGCCATCCATCATTTCTCCAATGTCGGTATGGAGGGAGATAATATTGTAGAGGCAATCAAGGAACTTCCCGAAGTAACCGAAGATATGCTGAAAGGCGTTTCCTGCTTCATCTGCGGCAGTGAGGACTTGGCTAAGGCTTTGGAAAACGGGACTTTTGACGAAATTAAGAATGGCTTGGAAACCTGTTTCTCCATGATGGATATTTCGGCTTTTCAGTGTGTCAGCTCGATGAGGAACGTGTCGATGCTGGCAGCAAGACCGAAACAGTAGGAAACACAACGTTCTTCGGGCAGATAGCCCATTTGATTGACACGCTTCATTTGAGTTATACAGAAGTGTTTGAGGTTATCCCTTATAGGAATCTGTTGATGATGCAACGGGATAAACTTCATACCGTAAGTGGTCAAAAGGTGAATAGAATCAGCGGTAAGGAATTAGCTAATCGTAGGAAAAAGAAATAGATATGGCGAAATTATATTTTAAGGTAGGTAGCGACTGGGAAGAAGTTGTAAGGCTTCGTAATGAAATTGCGAAGTTAAAGCAGGAGTTAATGAGCATGGATGGCACGCAGTCTCCTGCTGCTTTCAAGGCTTTGAATGCCCAACTTGCTGCATCCAACCAAAGATTGGATGAGTTGGTGACTAATGCAGCCAAAGCTGGAGCGGAGATGGAAACGGGATTCAAAAGGAAAATCTTCGATGCTTCCCAGGCCGTGAATGGATTCACAGAGAAGATTCTTGCTCAAAAAGCGGTAGTTAAGGATATTGAAGCGGATGTAAAACGACTTGGGGATGCTTATCGTATAGCATTGAAAAGGAATCCGTTATCAGCAAATAGCAAGTTAGAAGAATACAATGCTGCCCGCAAAGCTCTTGATGAAGAAAAGGCAGCTTTATTTGGATTAACCCAACAACAAGCCGAAGCGCGTCTTTCCGTAAAGAAACTTCGGGATGAATACGCCCTTTACAATGATAATGCTAAGGAAATCGTAGAGAGTAACAACGGTATTGCTATTTCTTGGAAGAAAGCCTTGGCGGTTATCGGTGGTGCCGGGGTATTAAAGGCATTAGGTTCTGAAATCATACGTGTTCGTGGTGAGTTCCAGGCTGCTGATACAGCCATTCAAACATTATTAGGTAGTAAAGAGAAAGCTGATGCACTCATGTCGCAAGTTCGTGAGTTTGCTAAAGTTTCACCTTTGGAATTTTCTGATGTAACAGCAGCCACGCAGATGATGCTTGGTTTCAACATTGAAGCCGAGAAAGTTCCCCGTTATCTACAAGCTATTGGCGATGTTTCTATGGGGAACACACAAAAGTTTAATTCTATGACTTTGGCATTCTCTCAGATGTCCGCTGCCGGTAAACTTATGGGTCAAGACCTCAATCAGATGATTAATGCAGGATTTAATCCTCTGCAAATCATGTCTGAAAAGACCGGTAAGTCTATCGCTACCCTCAAAGATGAGATGTCTAAGGGGGCTATTTCCGCAGAAATGGTTCAGCAGGCATTTATAGATGCTACTTCCGCTGGTGGTCGATTCTATCAGATGTCCGAAAACGCTTCAAAAGAGATAAACGGTCAGCTTTCTATGATGCAGGATGCGATGGATGCCGTGTTTAACGAATTGGGAACTAAGTCGGAAAGTGTTATCATGGACGGTATTCAAATGACAACTTCGTTGATTCAGAATTATGAAACAGTAGGTAAGGTCTTGGCTGGATTAGTGGTTACTTATGGTACATACCGGACCGCAGTGATGCTTGTTACTGCTGCCGAAAGTAAACATACTCTTGTGGAGATTGGACTTACCAATGCCCGTTTATTAGCACGAAAAGCGCAGTTAGCTTTAAACGCTGCAATGCTTACCAATCCTTATGTAGCTTTAACTGTCGTTATCGGTGGGCTTGGAGCTGCCATGTGGGCATTATCCGACAGCACAACATCTGCTGAACGTGCTTTGGACTCGTACAACAAGAAAATAGAAAAACTCAACACGGACGAAGAAGATCGGAAACGTACTTTGGAAGGTCTTGTTAGCACCATTAATAGCGAGGTAGAAGCCGAGACCACTAAACTTAAAGCCTTAAAAGACATTGAGAAACTATATCCTGCACTCTTTAAGAAGTATGTCGATGAGAAAGGTCATATACATGACTTGACTGGGTTTTGGAAGGCATATAATGAAGAGGTTTCAAAATCCAGAACACAGTCAAAACAGGCTATAGTCGAATCTTTGGAACAACAAATAAAAAGTGCAGAATGGGCTTATAATCTAGCAAGGAAAGAGAACAACCGTTTCGAAATGAAGGTTCAGGCACAGCGTATCGAAGACCTGAAGAATGAATTGGCAAACGCAAGAAAAGATGTCTTGTCGGAAATCAATGCCCAATTGGAAGTTGAGAACAGACAGGAAACAAAAGAAACTACATATCAAGAGGATTTGGCAAATGCTAAAGTCGAATGGGAGAAAGCGAAAAAAGGGTATGAGGCATTAATCAAAGATCAGACGGCTACATCGAAACAGGTGAAAGAAGCCAAAGATAAGATGGATGCATCCGAAAAGACATACAAGGAGCTGGGCGGAGTAACTGGAAGCGCACTGACCAGACAGGAAAATCTAGCAAAAAAGCAAAAGGAAAATCAGGAAAAGCTGGACGAACAACTTCTTTCACTTCACCGTCAGAACCAACAGGATGAAATCAACCTGATGAGAGAAGGCACGGAAAAGAAGTTGAAACAGATTGACCTTGATTATCAGAAACAGATTGATGCGATAAGAAAACAGGAGGAAGAATGGAGCAAAGCCGGTAACGGTAAGCTGACCGACAAGCAGGCACAGAAAATTTCAGAAGCTTATACCAATGCCGAAAGTATGAGAGATAAAGATATTTCCGATGTAACTGAAGGACAGCTGAAAGCCGAACAACAGGCTTTGAACGACTACTTGAAAGAATATGGCACGTTCCAGCAGCAGAAATTGGCTATCGCCCAAGAGTATGCGGAAAAAATAAGGAAAGCACAGGAAGAAAACGGTGTTAATAGTGCACAAGTAAAGTTACTGGAGAAACAACGTGATGTTGCCATACAGAACAAGGAAACAGAAGCCATAAAAGCCAATATAGATTGGGTTACTGTGTTCGGTGAGTTTGGTTCCATGTTTTCCGACATGATAAAGCCTGCCTTGGACGAAGCAAAAAAATATGTACGGACTGACAAGTTCAAGAACTCCGATCAGGCAAGCCAGAAATCATTGATTGACGCCATCAGCCAGATGGAAAAGTCTTTGGGTGGTACAAGTGGAGTCAACTTCAAGAAACTTGGAGAGGATGTAAAAGCCTATCATACAGCCGAACAAAACCGTATCAATGCCATAGAGATTGAAACAGCCGCTTTGGAAAAACTAAAGAAATCACAGGATGATTACGCCAAAGCACAGAAGAGTGGAACAGAAGAAGAAAAGCAGGTTACAGCGAATGCCCTTGATATAGCACGGCAGAATGCTGACATTGCATCCGCCAATGTGAAGACACAGACGGATATCGCCAATCAGGCCCAGCGTAATGTGACTGATACCGCCACCAGACTGAAAGCAAGCATGGAAAATTTGTTGGGAGGCTTGCAGCAGATTTCATCCGGTGGATTGTATAACGCATATAGCGGAATTATCAAAACCGTGAACGGATTCAAGGATGTCATAGGAAAAACGTCAGAATCTCTTAAGGAGGTCCCCATTGTCGGATGGATTTTGTCCATCATTGACGTACTCAAAGACGGATTGAGTGATCTTGTCGGTGGTCTGCTTGATGCTGTTCTGAACGCGGTCAGTGGAATTATCGGTGATGTCTTGTCAGGGGATTTGTTTGTCACAATCGGCAGGTCATTGAGGGACGGCATAGGAAACATCCTGAACGCGATCTCATTCGGAGGCTTCAACTCCCTGTTTGGAATAGGTGGAAACGCCAAGGAAGTACAGGAAACGATAGACAGGCTGACGGACAGGAATGAAACTTTGCAAACGGCCATTGAGGATCTGACTGACGAGATGAAGGCAAGCAAGGGAATGAAGTCTGTTGAATCTTACAGGGAAGCTGTAAAGTATCAGGAGGAAGTCAATAAAAACTACCTGCAAATAGCAAAGGAGCAAGCCGGATATCATAAGAGCCACGGCAGCTGGCAGCATTATCTGAAATGGACGGATGAAATGCTGGAACACGCAAGAAAAGCTACCGGTATGCAGGATTTCTCCGGCACTGATTCCTTGTGGAATCTGACCCCCGAACAGATGAAGGCTCTACGGTCGGACGTATGGTTATGGGATATCATGGAATCTTCCGGTAAGGGAGGTTACGGTGAGCGTGTTACCGACAAGCTGGATGATTATATAGAGCAGGCAGGAAAACTGGAAGAACTGACCGACAGTCTTTATGAAGGCCTGATCGGAATGTCATTCGATTCCATGTATGACAGTTTTATAAGCAGTCTGATGGATATGGAAAAGAGTGCGGAGGATTTTGCTGATGACATATCCAAATATTTCATGCAGGCGATGCTGTCAAATGCCATTGGTGAACAGTTTAGTGACAAGCTGAGAGCATGGTATGACAGATTCGGCAATTCCATGAAAAATGACGGTACATTGGATTCTGATGAAATGGATAAACTGCTGAATGGTGACGGTGATTTTATGGGTTGGAACGAAATGGTGGACGAAGCCATGAAGCTCCGTGACGAGCTTGCCGCAGCAACCGGATATGACAAGATTTCACAGGAGTTCTATTCCCAATCTTCTTCATCAAGAGGGTTCGGCACTGAAATGACACATGAAGATGCAGGAGAACTAAGCGGTAGGTTTACAGCATTGCAGATTGCAGGAGAAGAAATAAAGAATCAGAATATTATTCAATCTCAATCACTTAATCTACTAACAGTAAAAGCAGATGCTCTACTTTCCATAGATACGGAAACAAGAAATATTGCTGATGATACGCGGGATTTGATAGCGCAATCCTATCTTGAATTGGTACAGATTTCAGAAAATACAGGGGCAATCGTCAAACCTATTCAACAGATGCAAAGAGATATAGCAGAAGTTAAAAAGAATACAGCAAAATTATAGTCTATGGATGAATTATTAATTAATGGCGAAAACGCTTATACAACATGGGGTGTGAGAATGGGAGAGGGGTTTCTTGATGTTATTGGGGCATCCGCTCCCATGAAGGATTTTATTGAGAACAAAAGCCGACTTGAACATGGGAAACGGGTAATAATCAATAATCCTAAAGTCGATGAGAGGGAAATAACTCTTTCGTTCACTATCGAGGGTAATTCTCAGTCTGATTATCAAGCAAAGAAGAAAGCTTTCTTTGATGAGCTGTATAAAGGTGCGGTTGATATTCAGATTCCTGCTAATAGTAGCGAGGTTTACCATCTTATTTATACTGGCAAGAGTGTCACTTACGCACAGAGTTTAAACCGAACTTTCGGAAAAATTTCAGCCAAGTTTAATGAGCCAAATCCGGCAAACAGAAGCTAATTCACGACATTGGTTTTATTGTCGTGTATGTGAGTGCTCAAAATTGGGCACTCTTTTTTTTATCCCCGAACTTTGAAGACATGGAACAAATCGACATCAAAGACATATCCGGTGCTATCCAGCTTACAACTTTGATCAATGAAGGCTGCAAGCGTAAGTTCACTCTGATGAAGGAGGACTACATCATGTTAAAGTTCTCCTTGGATAATCCCATATATTTCAAACTTGGCTCATACGTGGAATGTAACTTCGGATTGTTCGAGGTGTGCGACTTGCAGAAGCCCGCATTCAACACCAATACCGCCGGCTACGATTACGAATTAAGACTTGACGCCTACTACTGGAAATGGAAAAACAAAATCTTCAAATATACCCCGGAAACGGCCGGACAGGAGGCGTCCTGGAACCTGACCGCCCCGCTTGACGTACAAGCCGGTATAGTCCTTAGAAATTTGAAAGCTCTTGGTTACACATACAAAGGACAGGATTTTGTTTTCTCCATTGACAGTACGGTAGAGAACAAATCACAACTGATGTCTTATGAGAACATCAACATCCTTGATGCCTGTTTTGAGATGGCGAAGAAATGGGACTGTGAGTGCTGGATAACCGAGAATATAATCCATTTCGGGCGTTGTGAGTTTGGCGACGCGGTGGACTTCGAGATCGAGAAAAACGTGCAGGAAATGCCACGATCTGAATCCCGGTCCACCTATGCGACAAGAATCTATGCTTTCGGCTCGACAAAGAACATCCCTTCTAACTACCGTCCGGTTGATGAGACCGTGGTTGTGAACGGTGTGGTGCAGCGCAGGCTGATGTTACCCGAAGGAACCCCGTACATAGACGCTTATCCCAATATGACCACCGAGGAAGCCATTGAACAGGTGGTTATCTTCGATGAAGTCTATCCCCGAAGAACGGGCACCATGTCGGATGTTACTACCATCGAGGTGACGGACAAGGTGGAGAATGAGGACGGCACAACCACTGAGGAAAAATGGAATGCCTACCGTTTCAGGGATACAGGTGTTAACTTTTCTGAGAAATATATCCTCCCCGGTCAGGAGCTGAGGATACGTTTCGCGTCCGGGCTTCTCAACGGTCTGGAGTTCGCCGTGAAGTTCAATCCTGAGGGAAAGCCGGAGAAGCTGGAGGATGGCGGATGGAACCCTGAGGCACAGCTTTGGGAGATAGTCAGGAATGAGGACTACGGCAGACCGCTTCCCGGCGATGTGCTCTTTCCCCAGGATGGAGATGAATATGTACTATCCGGCTGGGACAGCACGAAAATAACCGAACTGGGGCTTGTGGGTGCTGCAGAACAGGAACTGAAGGTCAAGACGGAAAAATACGCTTCCAAATCAAAGGTTGACCCGAGTACTTACGACTGCACGATGATGTCCGGTGACGCATACCGCGAGGACGGCATTCATAACCTCTACAGCATTGGTCAAAAGGTTAATCTTATTAACAAAGCCTATTTCGATAACGGAAGGCAGTCAAGGATTATCGGTTTTGAATTTAACTTGGATTTCCCGTTTGATTCGCCTGTCTATACCGTTGGTGAGACGGCTGCCTATTCCCGTATCGGCGAGCTGGAGGAGAAGGTTGAGAGCCTTACCCTGAAAGGACAGACCTATACGGGCGGTGGTGGCAGCGGCGTGTATGTGATTGGAAGCCACGACTCAACCCCGGCGACAGACCATAACGTGTATTCCGCATTACGCTCGTTGATCATGTTCATGCGCAAGGACACGGAGGAACGCACCAGTTTCCTCCTCTCCCTGCTAGGTGGAACCGTCATTAAGAAATACGCCAAGTTCGGTGATTTCGTCACCGGCATTTCAGGAGGTTACATCGGTGAGGACGCCCGTGCTGAGCTGGAGGCTTTGGTCCTGCGCAGCTCCCTGAGTGTTCCCGAACTTCGTTTCAACCGTCAGACCTATTTTGAGGGATATAATACCATCAGTCCCGGCGGAGGGCTGAAGATAAAAAGCTTTGTCGCCAACAGTGACGGCAGCTATACTGTCACCCCCGATCTGGAGGATGGTGTACCGCTGGGACAGAAGCCGGACGATATCCTTTTGGGCTTCTGGCATGACAAAAGCGTCACTACCGGTGACTTTGCCGGTTTCAGAAAGGTACAGTACCGTATCACTTCCGCAGATTACGATGAGAAGACATTCGTGATGGTTCCGCGTCCCGGATATGAGTTCGTCCCCCATAACGAGATGCGTCTCGGACAGACGGGCAATTTCACCGACAAGGAGCGTCAGACCTATATCATCATAGACGTGCGTGACGGCAACTGCTGCATCACCCTTGTAGACGATGCCAACACCTGGGACCCGGAGCCGGCACAGATGAAGAGCTGGTTCGGCAAGAAGAAGGGCATGACCATCAACGGGATCAACTGCGACAGGTTCTCGGCAGTATTGCAGGATATCATCATGACCGGGCTTATCTTCCAAGTGGACGAGATCACCGGCCAGAGCGTGCGTGTGCCGATAGACTACCCCTCATGGGAGTCGGGCAGGAAGTATGCATATTATTCCCGCGTTCCTCATAACGGTTCCACATGGCTTTGTGTCAATGAAAATGGCACCACTTCCGAACCGTCCGAGAATAACCCGGACTGGCTCGTTTCTTCAGCTAAAGGCGAGAAAGGCGAACCGGGCTTGTCTGTAGTCGGTGGCGGTCATTGGGAATCCGCCAACACACCATATAGTGCCAATACAATGGTTACTCTTGCCAACTGTGTCTTTTTATCCAAGGTGGAGACATCCAATCCTCCCATCAGAATATTGCGTGTTAAAGGTGGTAATTTCCTAAGAAAGAAGGACGGTGGTTATTATCTTGCCGGAAAACCTGCCGACTGGGAGGTTAACGAAGACTGGGACATGCTTCTTGACGGGCGTGAACTGAAAGGAGAGAGCATCACCTTCCTTGGTGAGTTCGCATCCCATCCGTCCAATCCCAAGGAGGGTGACAGCTACCGGAATACGGCTGATTATTGTACCTATATATACCAGCATGGTTTGTGGATGGTCATGGTCAAAGACGGGACTGACGGTAAGGATGGCAAAGGTTACGAGTGGATCTACACCCGTACCAACATCATCGGTCTTACCCCTGACAAGCCGGACTCGAAACAGCAGGATGATTATGTTCCGGAAGGCTGGACAGATGATTTCCTTGGTGTGGATGCCGACCATCAGGTGGAATGGGCGTGCAAACGTGTGAAGCGTGACGGCGTGTGGTCAGAATTCAGCGATCCGGCCCCTGTGCATCGATGGAGCAAGGACGGGGAGAACGCCATCATGGCGGACTTCGATAACGAGATGGTCAATGCAGCCCTTACTTCGGACGGGAAGGTCGTGTCCTCACAGACTTGGAATACAACTGTCAGCATGTGGTACGGAACGGAAAAGCTCACCCTTGACAGCATCACCTGTACACCTGACACAAATCTTCTGTGTGCGACAGACAAGAATACAGGAGTGGTGACAATATCGGTATCTGCCGGAGCTACTCTTGCTGCGACAAACACGGTGAAGATCACAATCAGGGCTACAAAGAACGGGCAGCAGTATTCCCGTGATCTTACGTTCACAGTAGCTGGTGTGCGTGGGGGAGCGAATGGTGCGGATGCCATTCTATACAGCATTGTCGTTTCCGCCAGTTCAGTAAGCAAGGACAAGAACGGGAACTACAGCGTGTCTTCCGTATCATGTTACAGGCAAATGTCAGTGGGGGGCGTGATATCCACCACAACGGACGGTATATTGAAATACAGTATAGACGGTGGAGCTGAAACTACCATAAACAACAATACAGCCATATCAAGCGGAAATTTCACGAAGACATTGAAGTTTGTCTTTTACGTGAATGACCAGATAGTGGATGTTGAAACCGTCCCCATGCTTGTAGATGGTAAGGACGGGGCTGACGGTGAGAGTATCACAGCCGCAGGTCATTGGGAGTCCGCCAACATTCCGTATGCGAAAAACAGTACAGTATCGTTTGCCGGAGGATCTTACTTAAGCAAGGTTCAGACTTCCAATCCGCCACTTCCGCTTCTTCGTGTGAGAGGTGGAAGTTATCTAAGGAAGAAGGATGGCGGTTACATACTTTCCGGGAAGAGATCGGACAAGGCTGTCAACTCCGACTGGCAGGAAATGACTTCCGGTGTCGAACCGTCCGCTTCGTACTGGCTTGACAGCCCGGTAAGCACGATAAACTTCACGTCAACAGGCACACCGTCACCGTCAGCATTTGTTGTTACCATGAAACAGAATATAGGCGGTAATGTGAGCGATACGAATAGGTTCTATCTTGTCGCACGCAAATATAACGGAAACTGGCTGGCGCATGTAGGTGCTACCCTGAACAGTCAGATATCCGTTCCTGCGACGGCCGGATACACCCAGTTCGCCGTCCGGGCTTATAAATCCGCGTCGGACGCAAACGCATGGAATAATAATTTTGTCGCTGAAAAAGGTGTGGGGGTTGCTAAAGACGGAGCCATAGGAGCAACAGGAGCAACAGGGGCGTTTCCCCGTGACAGAGGCGTATGGGCTTCCGGACAGACTTACGTCTGGAATGCGGATTACCGGGATAAGGTCATATATCTGATAGGGGGAGTTTATTATAATTTCCTTGTAAAGAACTATGGTGCCAGCGTTACTGCCGCCCCCACGTCAGCTAATGGGGATTCGAACTGGGAAGCCATGCAGAAGTTTGTGAATATCGCTACTGACACCCTGTTTGCCGATGGTGCGAATGTGGCCGGATTCATGTATAAAAATGGCATGATGAAGAGTCAGAATGGAAATATGGAGATATCCGGCAAGAAGAATGATGCGTATATAAAATTGGGTGGTGGTAAAACACTCCTTAAAGAAGACGGATCGGGGAAATTGGCTGATGGGGGCATATCGTGGGATTCGGATAGTAATGTCAAAGTGTCGGGTATTATCACCGCAGATCTTCTCTATTCACCGGGAAGCGATATGGATAGTCTGGCTGATTCAGAAGGTAACATGACCGTGAACCCATCCACTCAGGGATCTACATTCTTTTCCGCTGATGGTCTTGGCGGAACCATAATCCTTCCTCCCGCATCATCATGGAACGGATTGAGATTAGAGTTTGTAGTAGACATGACATCAAGGGTGGCTAAGAACCCGGACAAGTACAAGGCTACGAACTATTTCTGCGGACTGGCGGGAGCATATAACAATAAAACAGAAATTCAGATGGCAAGGCCTTATGTTTTGGAGATGAAGGCCTTTAACAACCATTGGTATATAACACGTATGGATTTAATTGAGTAAAAGATATGCTTATGAAAGAATTATGGCAATTAATCAAGATGCTGTTCTCAAGCAAGCCGGGTGATTTTGACACTCCTCGGTTGCTTTCCATGAAGCATTATCCTTTCAAGGGATACCGTTTCATGATGTGGTGCGGACGGATGATCTACCGTATTGAGAACAAAGAGAACATAGAGAAGTACATGCAGACCTATGCAGGTAAGGAGAGTATGACTCACGAAACCATACACCTGCGTCAGGCACAGGCTGTCGGCTCATGGGTAAAATACTACTGGCGGTATTTTGTTGAGTGGATTAAGGGAAACCCTATCTGCCATCCTGCGAGTTCGGCGTATTATACCATCTCATACGAAATGGAGGCGTATGCCAACGAAGACAATCCGGATTACCCCGTTAACTATGACAGGAACAATCTTTCCCGGTATAAAATAAAAGGCGGCAGAAAGAAGATGTACAAGTCGGTTGGCGGCACTTCAAAAGTGTGGAAAAATTATATTAGAACTTTATAAAATTAGGATATTATGAGTGACTTGAATTTAGACAATATTGTTAGTTTTAAGGCTGTTGATAAAGACGGTAACGAACAGAATGTAACAGTGGATGAGATGGTGGAAATGGTTTCCACAAGAATGGTTATGGCTTTGTCAGAAACTTCAACATTTGCTACCGCTGCTGCAACAGGAAATGACGTGTATGAAAATGAACTTCCGACTGTGACAGATGCCGCAAATGTAAGGGTTTTACAAAGTAGCGGAGATGCCGCACAAATGACGATGCAGTCACTTGCATCAAAACTGGGGGGACTGTTCACTAATTTGAAACTGTTTCCGTTTATGTTTAGAGGGATAATGACAAATAAAAGTTATAATGATTTGATCGAAACTGGCTTTTATAAAATACAAGAAAACATGGTTGATGGACCTAGCATTTATTGGGGAACACTTGTCGTTTTTAATGACAGTGGTCAAATAACACAAGTGTTCTATCCAAACACAGACAGTGCAAATATATCCACTAGAAAAGGTAATATTAATAATTTTGTAGATTCAGCGTGGAGAAGCATTTCTTTTACATAAATCCGCCTAAAAATCAAAACTGGGGGAACTGTTGGAAAATAGATTGGTAAAATATAAGGAAATGAATCTAGGAGCAAATGAGATAATAGATACTGGTGTGAATACAGGATTAATACGTTTTAAAATTAATGCAACATCTGCATCATGTGTGTTTTTTTGCAATTCAGGATCATCTAATATAATGCTAATAATACAGAATATCGATAATTATTTTACAACCAATAAATCTTCTAATAGTGGGAAAATAGCTATTTATAAAGAGTCTGACAACGGTAACATTTTAATAAAGAATCTAACAGCAAATAACTATGGAACTTTTGTGTTTTATTACATATAAGATCTCAGATAACTACTTCTGGGGGGACTTCTGCAAAATCCGTACTCTACAAATAAAGGGTTATTGCCTAGTGGAACTGATTTAAATGATGTAACGGAGAATGGGCTTTATAGATTAAGCGGAGGTTCTTATATTAATTTAGTTGGTAATAGTTATGGGATATTGTCTGTTTTATCATATCCTAATTTTGTTATCTATCAGAAATATGTAGCTGCATTATCCACAGGTGGAAATACATATATAAGGCAATATTATGGCGGTGTATGGACGGAATGGGTTAAATTAAATTAGACTTGTTTTTATAGGTTGATTCCGACCTGGGGGGACTTCTGCCACTTGCTACGGATAAAAGTAGAGGATTAATGGATATAAATGGGTATAGAGGAAGCAATTCCTTTATACCCCCCAGGTCGAAAGATCAGGATTAATATTGTCGAATTTGATTATTTTGGAGAAATAGCTAAATTTAAAATAAAAATATGCTAGAGAAGATACGATACAGGTTGGTCTTTAACCGCCAAAAGAAACTGAATAAGCAAGGCACGGCCCTTGTACAGGTTGAAGCTTATTTAAACCAAAGGAAAATCTACCTGAAGACAAATGTGTACCTCAAACCGGAGTGCTGGAGCCGTGAAGGGGCACAAGTCATTAACCATCCACAAGCTGAGGAACTTAACGCAATGCTCTATGAATACATCCTGTATTTGCAAGGCATAGAGTTAGGGTATTGGAAGCGTGGAATACCTGCCACACTCTCTTTACTGAAAGATGCCGTCAAAAAGAAAAGTGCC